AAAGACAAGTCTGCAAACATAAACACAACTGGGTATGTTGACATTGAATTTCCTAATGATAAAGCAGATAAATCAGTTGGAATGAGTATGACTGCAGATGGTAGATACTTTACTCACGAAATAGGGTCAGACAGACCAATTGAGGGTAAATATTTTAGTAATAAAGAAGAAGCAAATGCTTTTGCAGATATGATAGAAGATACTAGGCAAGAAAAAATTAATCAAGAAACTTTCGCAATAAACATTACGCCTAAAATGAAAGACATAGTAAGAGGTGGTATGCCTTTATTCTCTACTGTAGGTGGTATGGTGGGTCTAGGAGCACTAGGCAGTATGCCTAGCACTCAAGATGGTGGAACTTAGTTCTTGATTGGCACTAAGTAACCTAGATCAGAATAGTTGCCATTTACATGAACTCTATATTGCTTACCATATCTAGCTCTAATACGAACTACATCGCCATGATTAAGAGGTAATGTTTTAGATAATCTCTCACCCTCTGCATAATCTGCTTTAGAATAATGAGATTTGATACAAGCACCTACAGACATAACCCAAATCTTATCTTCTGCTTGATCTTCAAAAAGGTAACACTTAGATGTACCTTTGTTATGATTTACATTGAAAGTAAGCTCTTGGTGCTCACTTCTTCTATTAAGAATGCTATCTCCATTCTTATCCCAAATGCTTTCTATTTCTAAATATCTCATAGTCAATCTCCCTTAATAACCATACTGTTGATAAAATGCTTGATCTTCTTCTTCTGTAGTTGTAGCTGAAACTGCATCTACAATAGCCACAAATGCTTCATATGGATCGTTTCTAGCTACAGTGAAGTCAACACCACTTGAAGTCTTGATTGATGCTTGTACCTCATCCATAGGGAAAGCAGTGACACAACCAACTGTCTTATAATTATAACCATCTTCTGTATAATTAATATTCCATATTGGTGTATCTGTATCCCAACCATATATATGTAATGAACGATTGTTAGTAGCTATTCTCTCGAAGCTATATTGAATGTTAGTAGGATGACCCTTTTTATTTACATAACTATTGTAGCTACCATAACCTACTACTTCTTTTGATAAAACTGTCTGCATTTTTTTCTCCAAATTTTGTTGTTCGTTTATCTTATTTAATTAATATAATATATGTATCTACAAATGTCAACCCTTATACAAGGTTTTTTTATTTTCTTTTGCTTTTAAAATTAATGTCAAAATATAGTAAGCTCTTGCATATTCTTTTTTGTTAATTGCATCCTTAAAAAAATCAAGAACAGTATTCTTACCATTGAGTATATTCATAATCGCCATTAGATATATTCTCTTTCATAATATCCATTAGCAGTCCTTACAGACTTCTTATCAAACCAATATGACCAACGACTATCCCAAGTATCATACACAGTGCCTAGTCTCATGTTCATTAGATGCCTATTGACTGCTACTATTATGTTACCTAGATGTGTAAGCTCATCAAGTTTAGTTCTTTCTTTTGATCCAAACTTACGAAGTGATACCCATCTCCATCCATTGTTCAAAAGATAGTCATGGTAAATCTTTTTGTAGTTACCACTTCTAGGCGATCCACCTTTTTCTCTAGTTCTTGATTTCATTTGTTTAGATAACTTATCATTCTTTTTAGACAAGTAATCTTTATTGATCTGAAATAGTTTATCATAAACTACTTTATAATCTTCTTCAGTAGCATGGGAGATTGCTCTTACGACACAATCCCCAGCTTCACCTTTAAAGTAATTTGATCTACCACCATCACTGTAAATAAAATTTAATTCCATTAGCAACCTCCCATATTATATTTAGACCAATGCTCATTCCACATATCTATTACATGATCCATTAGACCTTCATAGCTAAGATCAGGGCACATTCTGTATTCTCTATTCCATAAGGTATATGCTTGATGTTTAGCTTGTCCAACTGTGTCACAATTCTCAATAATCTTAGGTAATTCTACATCTAAGAATTTATCGCTACTACTTTGTAAGTAATTATGCATTCCCATTTTTTTTACTCCAAATTTTATTGTTCATTTTTTACATTATACCACAACCCTTTTAAGATGTCAACCCATAATAATAGTTTATTTTATTTTAATTAACCCATAATAGGGGTTGACTTATGTATTTACATATGTTATAATGTGTTTAAGACAATTAACGAATAACCAAATTAGGAGTTTTTATGAAGAACGTAATCAAAACAAAACCTAAAGAAAAATCTTGGGTTAGTGCAAAATTATTTCAAGTTTATTTTAATCAGATGAGACTACCAATATGTGGACTTAGGTTTGCTTGGGCAGTAGTGGGTCATAAATGGGTCAGAGTGCAACTACCTTTCTGTAGCACCAAGTTCAAGCTAAGACGATCCATATGGGATCAGATGGATGTAATTGGAAAGGGAGCATAGTAATGGAAGTTGTTAAAATAATTGTTACTCGTTCTCAAGCATTAAGTTTTGGTAGTGAAGTCATTAAAGAAGATAATTTTAGGCAACAAAGTTTTATTAATATCGACTTAGATGTAGCAAAAGAAATTTATGATCAATTAAAAAAGAATTTTGAGGGAGCATAGTAATGAAAGTAAAAAAACATACTACTATTTGGTATTCTTTAGATATCGAAATAGAAGAAAGAAAAAACCTCTTTGACACATTAAGTCAATGGGGTATCATTTCACAACTAAACGTATGTATATATTGGAAAAGGTTTGAGAACAATAAATTTGAACTGTTTGATATAGACGAATGTGATGAAAGAGTTGATATTGCATTTAGAAGAGCAATTGATATTAAAGAAAACCTTTTAAGGAGTTGGGAACTAGATCACAGTATTAATGAAGATGTAATTGAGAATGCTTATAATCTTATAAGTCAGCAACTCAAAGACTTAACTGATGATCATTATAAAATTCAAAACATATTTAAAGATATAAGAGCAAATATAATCTTAAAACAAATGGAGTAATATCTGGGAGGTTATTATGAAATATTGGGTTATACTATTTCTTCTGTTCTTAGCTTGTTTTAAAGCTAAAGCAGATGAGGTAGAATGTCTTGCACTTAATATATACCATGAAGCAAGAAATCAACCTACTGCAGGGAAACTTGCAGTAGCACAAGTAACATTGAATAGGGTTAAACATGACAGATTTCCAAATACAATTTGTGGAGTTGTTTATCAAGGTTATTATCTCAATAATGCTCCAATAAAAAACAAGTGCCAATTTAGTTGGTGGTGTGATGGCAAATCAGACAAACCAAAAGAAATACAATCATGGAACTATGCACTAATGTTAGCTAGGCATATGCATGAAGGTATTTTTGACAATATAGATGTTGTAAAAGATGCAACACACTATCACGCTGTTTATGTAAAACCATATTGGACAAAAGAAAAAAAGAAAGTTAAGGTTATCGCAGACCATATATTTTATAAATAGGAAAGAGTTATGCCTAATTATGAGTATTATAGAGCTTGTAAAGAAGCACTTAAAACGCCTGCAAAACCATCTGACGATGAATTAATGTTTGAGGATTGTCCAAAGGCAGTCAATGAACTCGAATATGGCAAGGTAATCAAACAATCTGTAGGCTATGTTTATAGTGAAAGTGCTATCGCAGAACCAATTGTAGATACAAAAAAATAGAAATTGTCTTTTAAATTTTTATTGGCTATTGTAATTCTATGAACAGAACACAATTTTCATCTTTAATCTCTAAAGGGAGAAATAATATGTATCATGGCAATAAAAAAACTGTTTCTAAAAAGAAAACTAAAAATAATAAAAAGAAAAAAGGAACTAAAAAAAGTGGAAAATAAAGACGTACAAGTCTTTGTGACTGGCGTATCAATGGCAGGAGAGGTAAAGCTAGATGAACACAATAGAACTCCTGAAGAAGATAAAGCAAAATCTAAGACAGAAGAAATCGGCGATAGCCGAGAAGATGATTGAAGGTAGAGAAACAGACTTTCATTCATATCAAAAAGACGTTGGTATAGCACAAGGTCTTGAAGAAGCGTGTGTGACTATTGACGAAACCTTAACTAAGTTAGACGAAGGAGATGAATAAACCATGTCTCATCAACATGAAGTCGCTAAACTCTATACCGATGAAGAGACTAAATCAACAATCGGACAACATCAATTACCAATACCTATGGGTTGGAAAATATTGATACAACCAAACCAAATCAAGCAACAAACAAAAGGTGGCATATTGTTACCTACTAAGGCTAAAGAAAATGAAGCATATCTTACTGCTCATGGTCAAGTTGCAAAAGTTGGTGAACTTGCATACAGAGAAAGAGGTACTGGCGAAAGCTGGAAAATATCTAATAAGCCTAAAGTTGGCGATAAGGTTACCTATGGAAAGTATGCTGGTCAAAAACTAGTAATAAATGGTGTAAGGTTTCTTTTACTTAACGATGACGAGATAACATCTATCTTGCCAGAGGGCGTAGAAGTAACTGCATATCTATAACTGCGAATGGCATGGAGAACGCAACCATGAATGAAAATTCAAACCCAATGGAAGAAATCGAAAAAGAAATTGAGGAAACTAAGCGAAAAGCTAGTGACGAAAATTTTGAAATCGAAATAGCTGAAGAACCAAAACAGGAAGCACCACAAGAAACTGAACAGCAAATCGAAGATAAACCCAAAAAGTTATCAGACGAAGAACACAGTCGTGCAGTTCAAACAAGAATAAATAAAATAACAGAACAACGCAGACAAGCAGAACTTGAATCTAAAAAGTATCAAGAAGAAACTGCACAATTAAAAGCTAGGTTAGAACGCCTTGAAAGAAATAATGTTCAGCAACAAACAACACAAGCACAAAACCAATTTCAACAACAATATGATTTGACACGACAAGCACTGACTAAGGCTGTTGAAGAAGGTGATACTCAAGCACAAATTAACTTTCAAGAACAATTGGCTGATATGAGAGCAACTATAAAAGTCAATGAATTGCAAAGGCAAATGCAAGTGCAACAACAAACAGCATCACCAACAGTTGGCAGAGCACAACAAGCGTCAGTCAATCCAGCACCAGAAAAAGCAATGCGATGGTGGGAGAGAAACAATTGGTTTAATGCAAAAGGTTACGAAAGGGAAACGGCTGCAGCAAGAGCTATAGACGTACAACTAGATTTAGAAGGGCATGATAAGCAGTCAGATGATTATTATAATCTTTTAAATAGTCGTTTACAAAGAATGTTTCCCGAGTTAGTATCAAGTAACGACCAAAGTACGAGAGTAAAAAGTAGAAAGACAGTAGCACCAACTACGGGTGGCTCTCCATACAAAGGTAATAGGGTTCGCATGACACAGGATCAGTTACGAATGGCGAGAGAACTTGGAATTAATGATGAAGCTGGCTTGAAAAAGTACGCTTCTGAAATACAGAAAAGTCAAAGGAGTTAATCATGGCTGAAAATAGAAATGTAAGAGCAGAAGAAACCCGAACGAGTGTTCGAGATGAGGTGTCAAGACCTCAGACAAATTGGACACCACCAGCATTGTTAGATGCACCTGAAGCGAGACCAGGATATGTACAACGATGGGTAGCTACCTCGATCCAGGGGAAGGACACACCTGATAACGTCTATAAGAGAATGCGTGAAGGGTGGGAACCGCGTCCTATGAGTACTGTGAAGAGTAAGTTGTTTCCAACTATTAATCATGGAAAGTGGGAAGGATGTATCGGAGTTGAAGGTATGATGCTTTGCGAAATGCCAATTGATAAACATAGAGCTATGAAGGCTTACTATAACAATAAAAGCGTTGAGCAGAATGAGTCACTTGCTGGAGACTTAGATTCATTAGGTCAAAAAACTGGACAACCAATCTATCAAGAAAGGAAGAGTTCAGTAAGTGGTGGCAGACAGGTGTCTGTCATGGAAGATTAACTTTTACTAGGAGAAAAAAATGGCAAATGTTGATGCTGCTTTTGGGTTAACACCCGTTCGTCATCTTAGTGGTAATGGTTACTCTCGTGCAAATGTTTATACAATTACTTCTGGATTAGCTGAAAACATCTTTACAGGTGATGTAGTTATCATAACAAGTGGTGGGGTATTAACACCTCATACTGCTACAGAAGTTAATAATATAGGCGTTTTTGGTGGAGTATCATATACCGCTGCGGATGGCTCATTCGTATATTCACAATACTGGCCGTCAGGAACTGTTGCTACAGATATAAAAGCATATGTTTATGATGATCCATATACAGTGTTTATAGCTCAATCTGCAGGAACTACTGCACAGACAAACATAGGAAACTGTTGTGACCTTGTTGCTGGTGCTGGTTCTACCACTACAGGACAATCAGGTTTTGAATTATCAGGAACTATGGCGGCAGGAACTGCTAGTTGTAAAATTCTTGGACTTTACGAAAAGCCAGATAACGCCTTTGGTGCTAATGCAATAATGGAAGTTCTTATCAATGAGCACTTGCTCAAAGATAGTGCTGGAATATAGGGAGATTTAAACAATGGCAATGAATAGAGCACAATTTGCAAAAATGCTTGAGCCAGGTTTGAATACCTTGTTCGGCTTAGAATATGACAGTTACCCACCAGAGTATGCTTCAGTCTTTGAAAACAACACTTCTCAAAAAGCCTTTGAAGAAGATGTATTGTTGACAGGGTTTGGTGCAGCTCCAACTAAAGACGAAGGTGCAGGAGTGTCTTATGATACTGCATCACAACAATTTACTGCTAGATATCAGCATGAAACTGTTGCTTTAGCTTTCTCTATTACAGAAGAAGCTGAAGAAGATGGTCTTTATGGGTCAATTGCTTCTCGTTACACAAAAGCACTTGCTAGATCAATGAGCACTACAAAAGAGATCAAAGCAGCAAATGTTTTAAATAACGCAACCTCAACTGCTGGTGGTGATGGCGTATCTTTATTAAATACATCACACCCAACGCAAAATGGCACACAAAGTAATACTTTGGCAACTGCAGCAGACTTATCAGAAACCTCATTAGAGTCACTTTTGATACAGATTGCAGATATGAAAGATGATCGTGGTCTTAGGATCGCCGCACAAGGACAGATGTTAATCATTCCTACTGCGTATACTTTCGTAGCTGAAAGATTACTTGAAAGTCAGTTAAGAACTGGCACTGCTGATAACGACCTTAACGCCATCAAAAATGGTGGATATCTACCTCAAGGGTATCATATTATGAGACGTTTAACAGACAGTGATGCATTCTTCATTAAGACAGATGTTCCAGATGGTCTTAAAATGTTCCAAAGAAGTCCTATGAAGAGAGGGATGGAAGGAGACTTTGAGACTGGAAATGTACGTTACAAGGTAAGAGAAAGATATTCTTTTGGTTTTACTGATTGGCGTGGTCTTTTTGGTACAGAAGGTGCCGCATAAAAATTAAGATGGGAGAGGGGATAACTCCTCTCCTAAACATAACCCTTGACTGCGAAAGCAGACATTTGCCAAGACAAGGAGATTGACATGGCTAATACTACATTTACTGGACCAGTTAGGTCTGAAAATGGTTTTAAAGTTGTTTCTAAAAATGCTACAACAGGTGCAATTACTGATGTTGCCACCATTGCTTCAACTGGTATCGTAACAAACAAATATGTAAAGCATGTTGGCTTTGCAACTGGCGTGACTGTAAACACTACTGCAGGGGATAGTCCAGCTATTGGTCAGTTTACCCAACCAGCTAACACAATAATTACTGACATAAAAATATTTTGTGCCACTGCTCCAGTTATTGGAACTGGTGATATTGGATATGAAGTGGGCACATCTAGCTCTGGTGCACAGATTGTCGCAGCAGTAACTGATGAAATTCTTGATGGTGGAACAACTGTCGTTGTAGGAAACGTAACCACAACTACACTCGTTGCAACAACACAGAGTGCAACAACTGCTCCAGTGTCTGCTCAATACACCTCTGCTGAAAGAACTATTTTCTGTAATATAACGAACACAGTTGATGCTACAACTGCTGGATCATTTACTTTCATCATTGAGTATGTGCAGATTGCATAATTTAATTTGGGTGAGATTAAATTTTCACCCACTATTTTAGGAGATTAATTTGGCAGATATAACATCAAGCACTATTCTTTCTGAAAATACTCGTCAAATTGTTATGGCATTCCAATATCAGTATGTAGATACAGGAGATGAATCTGCAGTTAAAAAGGTAGATGTTTCAACATTACAAGCTAATCCTAATGGCAGTTCATGTACTGGAGTAAAGATTACAAAGTGTACTTGGGTTGTTAAAGGCATGACTGTAAGAGTTTTAGCTGACGCTGACACTGATATTATAATGTTAAATCTTGATGAGGGTCAAAGTGGTGAGGTAGACTATACAGACATAGGTGGCTTACCAAACACTAAACAAACTGGTACAAATCCAACTGGTGATATATTCTTTACCACAACTGGAGCAGGCAGTGGTGATTCGTATCAAGTCGTTTTAACAATGACTAAGAAATATTAGAGTGAAATATGGCAACATCTGGAACAGTTGCATTTAGACCTAATGTTGAAGAGATAATAAGTGAAGCATTCGAGAGATGTGGCATCGATACCCAAACTAGAACTGGAGATCATGCTAGGTCTGCTCGAAGAAGCATAAACTTATTATTCTCAGAATTTGCCAACAGAGGTATAAATTTTTGGACTGTAACGCAAAACACTTTGACACTTGTGAATGGCACAACTAATTATACTCTGCCAGTAGGCACTATAGATATATTAGATGCAGTCATAAGAGATAGTAGTTCAGATACAGATCAAATAATAAATAGAGTTACAATACAAGAATACAATCAATTACCAAACAAATCTAATGCTGGAAAGCCAAGTCAATATATGCTTGATAGGCAATATACGCCAGTAATCTATTTTTGGAGTGTGCCAAATACATCTACATATTCTTTAGTATATTGGGCAATGAACCAACAAGAGGATGTAAACGCATCAAATCAAGACACAGATATACCTTATAGATGGAGTGATACCATATGTGCTGGTTTATCTGCAAAGTTAGCTATGAAGTATGCACCAGACAAGTTTCAATTATTAAATGAAATGTATGAAAGAGCATTTAGTTTTGCAGCACAAAGCGATAATGATGGTGTAAGTCTAAGAGTACAACCAACAGCATTGAATATGGTCTAATGGCAAGATTCGCAACTGGAAAAAAATCAAAGGCAATAAGTGACATAAGTGGCTTTAAGGTCAACTATACAGACTTAAAAACCACCTATGATAACCTTAGAGTTGAACCTAGTGATTTTGATCCTAAACATCCACAACTAACACCAGCCAAAAATGTAATAGATGCAACTGCATTATTCCAACCAAGACCAGACAATGATCCAGAGAATGTTAGTTTTGTAGTTGGATTTAATACTGATATTTTTGCAAGTAAAATTGAAAATGCACAAAAAGGTATTGGTATAAAAGGTGTTGGTGCTATAGGCACATTTACAATTAGAGTAGATCATTCTCAAGATGTTACTGGAGTTAGTGGCACTGGAGCATTAGGAACTATTAGTTTTTCAGCAACAGTACCAGAAACTGGAGTTGCTGGAACTGCAAACTTAGGTACTGCAGTAATAACAAATAAATTTAATGCAACTGGTGTAAGTGGTACTGCTAACTTAGGTGGTATTGGTGTTACAGATGGTGCTTCTGTCAGAATTGCACTACTTGAAACTGGTCTTGCTGGAACTGGAGCTATTGGCACAGAAATACCTAAAGCATCTCTCACAGAAAGTGGATTGGCAGGAACTGGTGCAATTGGCTCTGTTAGTGTAACTGTAACTGAATTAGGTTGGAGTGGTGGTGACTGGGGCGAAAGTACATGGGGTCAATAAATGAATTATTCTAGCTTAGTTTCACAGATACAAAACTTTATGGAAGATGATAGTACAGAGCTATCTAATTCTATTAATGATATAATAGCACAAGCAGAAGCAATGATATTTCAAAGATTGCCAAGTCTGCCTTGTTTCAGACAAGTGACAACTGCAAACTTTGTAATAGGCACATTTGATTATACAGTTGCTAACGCTAGGATGATTAGACAAGTTTCTATAACTGATAGTAGTAGTAATGTATCTTTTTTAGATCATAGAATTGATAGTTATCTAAGAGATTATCATCCTAATTCTAGTACAACGTCTACGCCAGAAATGTATAGTACAAAAAATGCCACAACTAGTGGAATTATATTTACAGTCGCACCTACCCCCAGTGCAACTTTAGCCTACCAAGTTGATTTTGTTGCTCCCGTTAGTGGATTATCCTCCAGCAACACGACAACTTGGATAGGCGATAATGCAGAAAATGTCTTACTGGCTGCAGCACTTTATGAAACTAGTGCTTTCCTAAAGGCTTCAGAAACGCTATCATTGTACAAAGCACAATTTGATGAAGCTATAGCATTGTTTCAACAAGAGATGGCAAGAAATTACACAGCAGAATATAACGCTGGAATATAAGGAGAAAATAAATGTCAATATCACAAGCAATGTGTACATCTTTTAAAGTTGAATTATTAGATGAACAACACGACTTAATAGCAGATACTCTGAAAATAGCATTGTTTACAAGTTCAGCTAGTTTAGGTGCTGGAACAACTGCTTACTCAACATCAAATGAAATAAGTGGCACGGGATACACTGCAGGTGGTGAAACACTTACTAATAAAGCAGTTACGACAACAGGAACAACTGCTCACTTTGATTGCGACAATCCCACATGGACTTCTGCAACCTTTACTGCAAATGGTGCTTTAATATACAATGATACAAATGGTGATAAAGCAATAGCAGTTTTAGCATTTGGAGGAGACTTTACAGTAGCTGGGGGTACATTTGAAATTGTGTTACCAGCCGCAGGAACATCTGGAATAATAAGGATAGATTGATATGGCTTCATCTTATGTAAATAATCTTAGACTAAATGAAATGGCTACTGGTGATGCCAGTGGTACATGGGGAACAATAACCAACACAAACTTAGAATTGATTGGTGAAGCACTTGGATTTGGCACAGAAGCCATAACGACAAATGCTGATACTCATACCACTACAGTAGCAGATGGAGCTAGTGATGGTGGTAGAGCTATGTATCTTAAATACACTGGAACTCTAGATAGTGCTTGTACAATTACAATAGCACCTAACACTATGAAACGTATGCAATTTATAGAAAATGGTACAAGTGGGTCACAAAACATAATAATAAGTCAAGGGTCTGGAGCAAATATCACTATACCACCTGGAGATACAAAAGCAGTATATCTTGATGGTGCTGGAAGTGGTGCAGCAGTTGTAGATGCCTTTGCATCTTTAAATGTAGTAGATTTAAAAGTCCAAGATGATTTGACTGTAACAGATGACCTTATTGTCAATGGTGACATAGACTTAGAAGGATCAATAGATGTAAATGGAACTGCAAATCTAGACGTAGTTGATATTGATGGTGCAGTAGATATGGCATCTACCCTTGCTGTTGCTGGAGTTGTTACTGCAAATGCAGGTGTAGTAGTAGACAATATAACCATTGATGGCACAGAGATTGATTTGTCTAGTGGTGATTTAACATTAGATGTAGCAGGAGACATTATTCTTGATGCTGATGGAACACAAGTTATTTTAAAAGATGGTGGTACTGAGTTTGGACATCTTTATAATACTAATTCTGATTTTGGTATCAAATCAACAATTTCAGATAAAGATATAAAATTTGTAGGTAATGATGGTGGTTCTATAATAACTGCACTTCAAATTGATATGTCAGATGCTGGAACTGCTATATTTAATCACGATGTAAAAATTGCTGATAATAGCAAGGCTATATTCGGTAATGCTGGTGACTTAGAAATATATCATGATGGTTCTAACTCTTATATTCAAGATACTGGTACTGGACAGCTTCGGATAGATACTAATGGTACAGATGTTCGTGTTACAAAATCAAATGCAGAATTTATGGCTACTTTTAATGCTGATGGTGCAGTAGACCTTTATCATAATAATGTTAAGAGACTTGAAACGTCAGCAAATGGACTTGAAGTATTAAACACTGCATCTGGTGAAGAAGCATTAGTAAGAATAAAAGCATCAACAAATGGTAATTCTGCTATTGCCTTTGGCGATACTGGTAATGTTAATGTTGGTAAAATTGATTATAACCATGCAGATAATTCCTTTGCTTTTGATACAAATTCATCGGAACGTATGCGGATTGACAGTGGCGGGGATGTTATGTTAGGCATGACTACTAGTCTTGGTAGTACACTTGGTGTTAATTCTCAAATAGGTATAGGTACTGATAGTAATAATCGTGCCATATTAAACTATGCAAGTAATGTTTTTTCTATAGGAACTATACAAAGTGGAACTGCTGGTTTTGATGTTTTACAAATAACCAGTGGCAATTGTGGTATTGGAACGGCACCAGACAGTAACAGACAATTACACGTTCAAACACCAGATTCAGGTGCTTTTTGCACTATGGTTGATTGTTCTCATGCCTCTGGTCAAGTATTTGGTTTGGATATCTTTTTTTCAGGTGAAATAAAAGATAATCATAATTCAGAATACATACGAACTAGAGATACTGGAGCAGTAAGATTTAAGGTACTGGGAGATGGCGATGTACAAAACCATGATAATAGTTATGGTGCTCTTTCTGATGTAAAACTTAAAGAGCAAATTGAAGATGCTTCATCTCAATGGGATGATATTAAAGCATTAAAAGTGCGTAAGTACAAAATGAAAGAAGATGTTGCTAGAGGTGATAGTGGTGAACATTGGAGATTAGGTGTTGTTGCTCAAGAAGTTGAAACAGCAGGAATGAATGGTCTTGTAAGAGATAATATAGATTATACTGAAACTGATGGTATACTTGAAGATAGTGGAACAGTTACAAAATCAATAAAATATTCGATCTTATACATGAAAGCAGTCAAGGCATTGCAAGAAGCCATGACAAGAATAGAAACACTTGAAGCTAAAGTAGCAACATTGGAGAACGCATAATGGCAGTAACATGGACAATAGCATCAATGGATAGAGATATCACACAAGATGGTAAAGCTAATGTAGTAACGACTATACATTGGAGAGCAAGTGAAACAGATAGTGATGGGAATAGTGGCTCATCATATGGCTCTGTAGGTGTAACATTGGGATCAGGTGCTTTTGTAGCATATGCAGATATTACACATGATAAGGCTTTGGATTGGTGTAAAGCGGCTCTTGGATCAGATCAAGTTACAGCAGTAGAAACAAGTATTGCTAATCAAATAACAGAAATGAAAACACCAACAGTAGCAAGTGGAGTATCTTGGTAATGACTGATGAAAATATATTTACTTTGGATGGTAATTCATACAAAGAAAAAGATTTAGATGCTAAACAAAAATATTTAAAAGATCAAATACAAGATTTACAAGCTAAATCAACTCAACTTAGATTTCAATTAGATCAAGTATCAGTTGCACAAAATGTTTTTACTAATTCATTGTTATCATCATTAAAAGAAACAATGGATAAACAAGAGGATAAAGAGGTTGGCTAAACCAACACTACAAGATGTTCATGTAAAGCTAGAAAAGCATTTAGCAGTAAGTGATGAACGCTGGAAAGAAACAATATTAAGAATCAAGAGAATGGAGCATATTATGATTGCTACATCTGGCACTGCTATAATTATGTTGATTGGATTGTTGGTTAGGTAATGACTGCCTTCATGCTGGTTTGTTATTTAGGATTGCAAATAGAAGGTGGCGTGTATTTTAAAGATGTAAATAATTGTTTGTCTTATAAAAAAAGATTGCATAATCAAACGATTATTAAGGGTAAAGATGAGCAAACATATCAATGTTTATGCAAATTAGTGCCAAAGGTAGACCCAAAAAAAGTAAAGGTGTACTAATGACAGAAGAAAAAAAGAAAATAATTAATCTAGATATGAGCAATAATTCTTTTGAG